CTCGTCGCCACCCGCTTCGTCTTTGACGATCTCGATTCCGAGAGCCTTTGCGAACGCATTGATCATTTCGACCTTCTTCTCCTCAGGAGCGTCTGGATCGAGATGCTTTGCGATCTCAGTAGCGACCTCTTCGCTACCAAAAGCTTTTGCCAGGTCTCCAATCCCTGACTCTTCTTCGGTCTGAGTGACCAGGTCTTTGAGCATCTTCAGGATGTTCGGCATCTTGTTTCCTCCTACTGACTTCAGTTTTGTTGCTGACTCCATCTTGGCAAGACTGAATAAGCACTCAGGATTCGCGGGACGATCCACGAGTGATATTTCAGTCAAGCGCATCTTCGTGACGATAGGAACAGTCTGTCCGAGCTTCGATAGATAGCGAGTCGCTCTTCCGAGTCTCTTACCACCTATACTGAAGCCCTTATAGACTCCCTCGACACACTTCTTCCAAGCGGAGTCATCCACGATCTTCGCGCCGATCCACAACCCCTTAGTGTCTGTTTTCAGAACAGGAGCTGTACCGATCGCTTTTGCTTGATGCATTTCGCGAACGTTCCGCCACTTGCTATACTCGGGAAGAGCTTCGAGGACCGCATTCTTCTCTACGATCTCGCCCTGCCCGTCTAAAGCCTCTGTTGACGCATATCCGTAAACCATCCTCTCCTTCTCGTCTATCTTTGCGAGAGGAATGAATGTTTCAATAGCGTCTCCTGTAATTGTCGTCTGTATCGAGTCTCCTTTGGCTATTACAACGCCATCCGAGTCTACGATTAGATCGGCCAATACTTTTACTGGCATTTCCGACCTCCTTCCAAGAAAAAACGCGAGTATGCCTAAATAGCATCTCGCGTCTCTGGGTAACTGTTCAATCCCAATGGAGCTTTGGGATTGCCCTAGGTTTTTGACTTCCTAGTATAAAAGATATTGGGTCCTAGGCGAAACTGGGAGATCCCAAGGCTCCATAGGCTCTCCTGGATTTCTACTGATTTCCTAGTAAACAGAAACTGGAGCAGACTCTACTCTGGGAGCTGCCGTTGTTCTTCGAGCGTCTTCCTTCATTCTTCGTATATCCGACTCTGTATCGAATACAGCGTCTCGGATAGCGGAAGATAGCATAACCGACTGTCTGAGTTCGTCATCAGACTTAGTCGAAAAGCTAGAAGGAAGTCTCTGTCTGAGAAGAGATAGACCCTGATCGTCAAGAGCCTTAACGATATCTTGAGCCTTCTGGATATCTACCGAGTTTAGGCTCTTACTCGTTGCCGCTAGAACTTCGTCCACGGCTTTTGAGGAAGCTTCTCTATCAGCTCTACTAGAGACCTGACTTGAGAAGCTCTGCACAATCTCTCCACCTTTTCGGATGGACTCGGAAGAGACTTTTGTGCGACAGTCACCGATCGGACCAGAGCCTACTGCCACAGCACGTTTAGTAAGAACTTCGTCTACTGCAGCAATCGACTGTTCTAAAAGCGCCCTGTTTGCCATTTCTACGCACTCCTTTGTCTTAGCAATGCAAAGCTGTCAGGTACATTCTTATCCGTCCTACGTTCCTTTACCCTGGCGAGATATAGTCCAAAAGACTTCTCGCTTGGAATAATGCGATCGCATCTAACGGTCAGAATATCTCCTGCGTCTGCTTGTACATTCGTATTCATCGTTCTTCCAACGACCTGGATCTCTCCTTGATCGTTATAGAGACCTACAACATAGTTATACGTACACTTGCTGTTTTTGACTAGTCTCTTATCTGTAACAATAACGTCTACTTCGTGAAGCCATTTCAGCTTGAACCACGATTTCGATCCTTCTCTATCGTAAGCTCCTGAGAGACCCTTAAGCACGACTCCCTCGTCAGTTGTCATCTCTTGAATTGCAAGAGAAACTGCTTCAGCGTCAGCTTTGACAATCAGGTTCGGAATATCGTGAAAGAGCCCCTTCCCTTCTAGAAAGAGACCTCTCAGAAAGACTCTCCTCTGATTCAAAGACTTACATCTGAAGTCTAACTCCTGAAAAGAAAGAATATCAAATGCTACAGCTACGACATCTCTTCCTGTATGAGTAATCTTTTGGCCAGAGAGACCAACTATTGTCTCGTGAGGAAGATAATTTCCGTCTCCAGAGATCTGAACAAGTTCTGCATGAACTACAAACGAATCGAAGTGGTTTCTCTCGATCTCATCTCTCAGATAAGGAAACTTGTCAGCTATATCATTAGATTCACTCAGAATCCTTACTCCAGAAGAATCCTTGTGAATCTGAACTGACATACCATCTATCTTCGGCTCAAGAGAATACAGTTCATTAGGATCCATCTGCTTAACTAGATCCTCAACGCGAAACTGCTCATTAACTTCTGCTAGTGACTTATAGGGTTTCAGTAATGAATAGCGATCAGTCATTTTTCTACCTCCACTACTATTATACGGCTAACGACTGACTCGCTAAACTATCCGGATCCGTTCTTACCGACCGCTTCGCAAAGATTGGAAATCGCTTTCCACTGATCTTTATGCTCTTCTGTAGAAGCCGCTGTCGAACTTCGTATCGTTTCCGCCACTTGACTCATAAGCTCACTTTGACGAGCAACTCCTAAAGCTATCTCGCCTAACGTCTTAGTTTGTGCGGAAACGTGATCCACGAATGCTTTCGTGATCTCTCCTTGACGAGAGTCATTGTTTACTAATTGCGTTGCTTGAGCTGACGTACTCGACACATAAGCATTTACCCAAGATTTTGCAATAAAGATCAAAGCTCCAACGGCTGGTACGGCTATTCCTGTTGTAATCCATCCTTCTGTTGTCACACTATAATCTCCCTCTCAAACTAATGAAGAAAGTAACTCTTTACTTGCACATATGATTGGCCAGATATTCATGTGAACGCCTCTTCCCGCTCTTCCGTGCAGAAGGATATCTTCTTCGAGAAGGTCCTCCTGTATTACCACCCTCCTTGTCATCCAGTCTGTAGTGGGTACTACGTACGCTTCAGGAATAATAAGCGTTCCCCCTCGATTGAACCACGTTCCAATGCACCGTCTCAAGTTAATCTCGTACTGTACGTACGGAGAATCGTCTTGCTTTATAACTCTCTCGGTGCTCATTCGATAGAACTCGTCTGCTGTTAACGCGCTATACTTAGCGAGAAACTCCAAAGTAGGAGTCTCTTTGACTGTAGCAAGCAATAGATCTATATACAGATCTGGTTGCTCTTTTCTTCTGCCTAAAATCCGAAGAAGTGTCTGTATAGGAGCTGCCCAAACGAGCTTCTCGTACCCATAAGCGCGACCTCCACTTACAACGAACTTCTCACTTCGATCTACGAAGTTAACAGGAGATCCAAGATGAACTTTGGACGGATCCAGTTTACTGTATAGTCTCTCTGCGATTTCAGCAAACCGTCCACTCTTCGGATACAGATAGGGCTGAAGCCTATCGTGCACTCTTGGTGCTCTTCCTGCAATAGATCGATCGAGCTCTGAAATAGAGCATCCGAACATCTTTTCGTTATACGGATAAAAGAATCGCCAGAACATCTCGGATCCGTACTCGTTAAAGCAGTGCTCGGCGTAGTTCGACCACACCTCTGCATCTGCCTTCATGTCTCCGCAGGCACATTGAACAGGATAGCTCGTCACTTCTCTATCCGAGAGTATAACCACATCGTTTCTTACTCCCTGAATATGATCAGGAACTAGCTCTCGGAACCAATCAAAGCCCTCTCTACCGTGAAAGATATGAGGTCCAAAGTCGTGCCAATCTCCTCTGGTATCTTGCCACGATCCGCAGAGTCCGCCTAAAGCTTGATTCTCTTCGAAAAGAAGATAATCTACTCCCGCCTTCTCCAACTCATAGGCTAAAGAAAGACCCGCTAGACCTCCTCCAGCGATTATAACTCTCTTTGTCATTTCCACGTGCTCCATCCGTCTAACAGTTTTGCTATATCTTCTGGTCCGAACTCCTTCGTACGAATCAGTCCCTCGAAGCGAGTAGCAGGAGCTAAAGATCTCGGGGTAAGAGGACGTACAAGCCAACCCTCTTCTACACACTGCTTATAGAGTCCTGTCCCTGGATATGGAGTAGCGATAGATATACGAGGAGTCACCTTCCAATTATCAGAAGCTAATCGTGCAGTCTCGAGGGTAATCTTCATATCCTCGATCGTCTCTCCTGGTATTCCGATTACCCAGAACGCTCCTAGTGGAAGAGCTAGCTCGAGACATCTCTCAGCTACCGCTGCAAACTTATTCAGAGTGAGGCTCTTCCCGATCAAGCTATCTAGAGTCTTTTGACTTCCTGATTCTGGAGAAACTCTAAGCTCTTTGCAGCCCGACTCTTTCATCTGAGTAAGCAGATTGGAATCTAGATGATCAAGTCTTACTCCGTTAGGAGTATCCCAAGTTATTTCATACTTCGAAAGACTTCTCATTATCTGAACGAAGCGATCTCGATCCATCAGAAGATTATCGTCTTCGAAGTAGACGTGAGAAACACCGTATCTCTCCTTCAGAAGTCTCAAGTGAGAATCTACGTACTCGGGAGAGTTAGCTCTCCACTTTCGACCCATAGAGAGATGCACGGTACAGAAGGAGCAAGCGAAAGGACATCCTCGGCTAGTAATGATAGGTACACCACCGACTATAGGAGACCCGTGATACCTCACGCTCGATTTAACGTAACTCTCCATGTCGATTAGTTGATACGCTGGAAAAAGAAACGTATCGAGATTAGGCACAGGCTCAGGATTCGTGCAGATAACAGAAGATCTTGAGGTTGCTTCCTTAACGAATCTTGCAGCAGCTCCTTCGAGCTCTCCAACGAATACTGCATCGAATCCGGATGCCAAGCACTCTGCAGTTCTTACAGTCGCATGATGAGATCCTATCGCAACAGGAACATCAGGATAAATTTCCTTCGCGAGTTGTAAGCACTTTACAGCGTTATCAAACTGAACTGTCCAAAGACAGCTAATACCGATCAGCTCGGGTTTGCCTATTGCAATAAGAGCTTCTTTTATCTCTTCGTCTGTGCATCCGAACTCGAGAACTCCTTCTTCATCAGTCTTTCTCGGCTCAGGATCTCCAGCTGTGCAGTCTATTACTCTAACATCAAAGCCTTCTGCGATAAAGGCAGATGCTGCTGTTAGAGTATGAATAGGAACGCTTCCCGGTCTATAGTTACTTCCGGGAAGAAAAGTCCAAGGAGGATTGATTAGCGCAATCATACCTCTCTCCTTATGCAACAATGATAGAATCCGCAGTGAGAGGTTCTTACATAGTTTGTTGTGATCGGAGGAATCTCCTCGAAGTACTTATCGAAGTAAGTTCCTCTCCAAACCTTCTCTGAGAATACTGACTGATGAACCTGAGGACCATGCCTCGTATCATCAAGAAACATCGCAACACTTCCAATGAAGACTCCACCGGGAGCTAAATGTCGATGAATGTTCTCGAAATATGTGAAGAGAAGATTTGGATGAATGTGCTCCGTAACCTCCCATGCAGTTATACAGTCAAACTTCGCAGGTTTACCATCTATATAGATCTGGAACGTCTGACTTGCATCGCAAGTAAAGAGTCTCTTATTATGAAACTCCATCCAATTAGGACGCTCGTGCTTTATCGAATAGTCAGATCCCTCTAGACCTACTCCTAGACTTCCTCGTCTATTAAAGTCAACCGCTAGCTGACCTCCGGAACAGCCCAAATCGAGCATCCTTATTGGTCGATCGAAGTACTGAAGGACGTCATCAATAAAAGCCTTGTTGGTGGAGTTATCGTGTTTCGTCCCCCAAGGATGAGTATGGTCAGGAGAATCGACAGCTACCGGATGATTAGTATCCAAAGTAACCTCTTCATCAGAAACGATCTTCGACTTAGGAAGAACTCCCCAGAACTCGTACAGAGTTTGGAAATCTTCCTCTACTTCAGGATACAGACCCGGTCTTAGTTGATGCATAAAGTATACACCCGGGTCGTGAAGCCTCTGAAGAAACTGATCTTGATTCTGAAGAGTATGTCTCGCATCTTCGTGAACATCGTCCCAAGTAGGGCCGAGCTGAACATTATGCTTCCTCAGAATTGTCGTCAAAAGAACCTCGAGAAGCCACTTTGAAGCGTCAGTCGAACGACTCTTTGTTACCTCTTTGAATCTCTGCATAAACGCTCGACCAGAAGTAGAGTCCAGCTCCGCATTGATCAGATCAACTGAACGCTTATTAAGTCCCAAGATGAAATTAGGACTCTGTATCGCCTCTGTTCTCCCAAACCACTGCCCCCAAATCTTCACTAGCGAGATCTCACTAAGAAATCCAGCTAAGCGAGGAGCGTAAGATCTAGGTAAACAGACACAATCTGTTGCTTGAAGTCTTTCTTTAACTCGAAGAGAAACGTTCTTATGGATCGGGTAAAGATCCGACTCCAGATATACCGCTCCTACGAACTCTCTCGTTCCGAGCTCTCGAAGCAGATCTAGAATACCGACAAATCCGACTTCGATCTTATCCCGATACTCTTCCAATCCAGTCAAATCGGGAAGAGGCAAAAGCTCAACGCCTTGCTCTAGAGCAAATCCCTCTACTTTCTTCCAATACTCCTCTGAACCAGTTACACTCAGAAGAATACCAAAATCCGGAAAAGCTTCTCTTAGAATTGAAAGCTTTTTCTCGAGATCTTGACCGCTCGTTTCATAGTCTGTGACTAAGCAATAATACTCAGGCATCTATACTCTCCTTAAGTCGTCCTCAGTAAAGCGAATAACTTCAAGACCGAACTCGCTCTTGAGATACTCGTCCCTTTGACGATCATATTCTTTATCGTGCTCTCGTCCATCTAGTTCGTATACTACGTGCTTTACCTTATCGTACGTATCTACTCGATACTTACCAAAATAGACCTCGCACTTTGTCTCTATACTTCTCGAGAGAAGAAACTTCTGAAGTCTAAGAGGATGCTCTCTGTTAGCTCTACCAATCCTTGTCTTTGTCTGAGAGGAATGGGTTCTTCCAAGAGATGCTTGTCGAAGCTTCTCTTTGTGCTCAACGGACAAACTTCTTCCAAGATTAGTCTGGCTTCCGAGGTTCACACCCTTCATCTTTTCGCTTATCTTTCTTCTTGTCTCTTGAGAAAGAGTCTTATCTAGATTACCAAGTCTAATCTTCTCTCTGTGCTCACTAGACTTGGGAATATTGGGGTTCCCTCTGGGCACTATTTCGCTCCTCCAATAGTCGTTTTCTCAAGGCTAAAGTACACTCTCGTGCACCTTCAAAGCGATCTCTGTCGATCGCAAGATGATGTAGGACGTAATATCTCTCGTCCTCAACCATCCACTCGAACTCCTCCACCGATAATGGCGAGTTCGTAGACGCTGCTCCATCTTGATCAAGCATTCGAGTAGGAACTTTTGGATTGATGCGATTAACGCATTCTGCAAAAGCCAGCCCCTCTAATCGAATCGCAAGAGCAAACGCATAATCTGTAAAGTAATGCGTAGCGTAACAGATTCTCCTTCTTCCCTTCCTAACTTGTGCTGCCGCATCTATCAAGTACGAATAGTACTCGCGAGCTTCAGGGCGTCTCATCAAAGACAGAAAAGCATCTGCACCCTTCTCGGTGAAAACGAAACTTCCGAGAGTTGAAGCTATCCTGGGGCTCGATTCGTCTGCAACTCTCTCGTAGAGTTCTACTAGTTTTTGATCTCCACCGTGAAACAACTCAGGTGCTGGTGCTTTCGCTATCCAACAAGACGCCCCGTAGCTCTGCTGGCTCGGCGCGGACAAAACTGAAAAGACTCTTGCTTCATAGTCAAGTTTTGCGATTTCAAGATCGCACTCGATTGGAACGGTAGGTCTTCCTCGAAAATCTAAGGATGCTGCCAAAGTAGGAACCATCGTTGTTGCCCAAAGAGAAGCCGCCTCATAGCCAGTAACTCCAAAGTCACTCGGGAGGCGAACTACTGTAATGTCTCCAAGATCTTTTGGCAACTCTATATCGATAGGAAGATTATAGATCAGACCGAACTTTCGTTCAGGAAATAGTTCCCGATAGAATCGAAGCTTATCTACGACAACTGGTAATGGACGATGATCCAGAAAAACGTAGTTGCACCCATCAAGGAACATATTCTAGTCTCTCCTCTTCGTAAATACTCTCACGTTCGGATAAAACCACTCAGGGAAGAATATCTTCCCAGTGCTCCAGATATCATACTCTGGAGTCTTTTCCTCTAGGCAAGCTTCCTTCAAGCCAAACCAGGCTATTCCCAAGCCGACCTCTTCTGGAGTAAGAATCTCTCCTGCGAATCCATTCTGGTGGTACTCTTTAAGCTTCTCTGTGAGGCTAGAGTCTACAGCATATCCTTTGACATAGAACCAATCGTTCCAGAACTCGTCTGGCTGAAGATTAATATGTCCGTGACCCTCCATTCCAGGAGGAGAGGACGTGAATACCACATAGTCAGGATCGCACATGAGGATGTTATCTATAAATACTCCGGAGAACTCCTCATCAATATGTTCAGCAACCTCGAGACTCATCGCGAGATCGATTTTCCGATCGAAGCCTGGAAAGTCCTCTCTCAGATCTTGAAGATGTATTCGATCTGGAGAGCACACAGCTCTTTCGACTGCTCCCGGAGCACCTTCAAAACCGTGAGCATCTATTCCCATGTCCTCAAATGCTCTTACCCAGAGACCAGGACCACATCCGTAGTCAACAACTGTTTTCGGATTAAGCAGCTCTTTGATTGCTCGACTCATAACGAGAGCTAATTGCACCCCGTCTACTGCAGTATGCAGACCATACTCTCCCGGATATACTTCTTCAAGATTGATCATTTTCGCACCACTATCCAAGATGTCGTTGCATAGATTCTATCTCGCGCATTCAGAATCTCTTCATCAAAGACACTTGGAATATCCTCTATCATTACTCCTTGACTGCCCTCTGCATATTGACGAAGAATCTCGCAAGTCAAGTGTGAATTTCCCCAGCATCCTGAAGCTACTATTGAGAAGTCTTCGAACAGAACTCTCAGACCCTTAGGAGAGAAGCGCCAGTAATCTTCTTCCTGTTCTCCCGTGTGATCGAGAAACACCCAGTGAGTAGTGCAGATCATTAAGCCTCCGGGCTTAAGCATATTGTAAGCACTCTCAACAGCCTTCCAAGGCTTAGCTATGTGCTCCATCGTAAAGTCCGAAATGATAACTGAGAGAGACTCCTTAGGAAAGTCCTCTCTCATACAATCTACTTCAGGCCAGTTCTTAACAATGAATTCTTGATGTTGTGGAAGTCCACAACGAAGAACAACTGTCGAGGGACCGTATTCAAAGATCGGTCCTTCAGGGAGATCATCGATCTTTTCAAGCTCATCCAAGATATCTCTCATCGCGACTTCGCGGATAAGATCTCCTCGATGATATTCAGAAGCAAGTCCCTTAACTCTTAAAGTCTCGAACTCCTTCTTGTAGAGCTCACTATCAAGAACTGGATTTACTAACTCCTCTATCGTTCTCATCTATCCTCTCCTCGGTCGAAACGTCATTTCGAACAACTCATCTGTAACTGTCTCATCCACAAACTTCAAATTCGGAGCCTTGAAGAACTGTTGGTTCCGAGAAAGCTTCTCCGGAGCGACCAAACAAACGACTTTCTCAGCGACAAAAGAGAAAAGATACGAGCCATAGCCGGAATCGTCTCGAACTAAGACCCTCCTCCCAAGAGCGGAAGGTAATGCCTTCAGATAGGGCAAAAGCTCCTCGATCGAAGCGCCTAGTAGAGGTCCTTGTTCGATCCGATCAGATACAAGCATCTATCTCCTCCTGCACACGTAGCATTACTTGTTGTCTCTCTTCATAGCTCTTTCCAGCAAGCTTCTCGTGAAGCTTATGCGTTCTCTGAGCGTAAAGAATATGATCTCTTTCCTCTTCTATATACGCTCGGCAAGCTCTAGGATCTATTTCTCCGATTCGTCGGAAAGCATCTATAGCACCCTCTTCACTGTCTACTAAGAAACCGGTCTCACCGTCTCGAATCATCTCCGGAATTCCACCTGAGTAGTTTCCGATAACAGGAGTTCCTACAGCAAGAGCCTCAAGCACAGAAAGAGGCGAAGCATCTTGCCAGTCTGGAGTAATCGCTGAACAGTGAACTAAAGCGGAAGCGTACCGAACAAAGTCCATTTTCAGACTCTCATCTGTAATGTCATCAACAATAGCAAACGGCCAGATCTGATAGCACTCCTTCACATAGTCCATATCGCTTACTCTCGAAGAGATAATTGCAATCGCTCTTCTCTTAAAGGTTTTCGCAATAGAAGCGAAGTAGTGAAGATACTTACGATCTCTTCTCGCAGATCCGACAAAGACGATATAGTCACTTTTGTCGTACTTCGGTTCAAACTGACTAGGATCAACACCAAGAAGAGTATATGGAAGAGGACCATTCGGGCAAGGAGATAACTCCATAGACTTTTTGCTCAAATAGCAGCAAAGATCTCCATCTCCTCCACAACCAGGAACGATCCAAAAGACAGACTCAGACTCTTTATATGGAAAGTAAATCGATCCATTACAAGTACCATCGTGGATAACGTCAAACTGCCCCCACTCTCTTTTGCAGGCCTCAAGAATATACTCTCCTGGTGCGTTTGATTCGAAAGTAAGCTTAGGACAGTCTATAGTGCTTCCATTAGTGCACGCGAGAAAAGGCTCCTCTCCTATTTCTTGAAGACCTCGAACCAGAGTAGAGTTCCCTCTCTCGATTCCACCATAGCCACTAGGAGGCATCGCTCCACCAGACACCGAATTTAGTAATACTTTCAAGCGACCACCTCGTCTATCCTCGATTGCGCTCTGCGGAATAGAGCTCGTCTTGCTCCATAGCCTTTCGAGCGAATCATCTCGTAGAGAGCTACCATTCTCTTTGCAAAGATAACGTGTGTCCTATACCTCTCCATGTATGCGCGACACGCTTCCGGATAGATCTCTTTCTCTATTCGTCCATATGCTTCTACAGCTTCTTCAGCACTATGAACGAGATATCCTGTTTCTCCGTCCTTAATCATCTCCGGAATCCCTCCAGAGTAGTTTCCTATAACGGGAGTTCCTACAGCGAGCGACTCGAGAATCGCTACAGGAGAAGCGTCTTGCCATCCATCGCCTTCTCCCTCATTAGAACAGTGAACGAGTGCTTTCGCTTTTCTGAGATATCTCAGTTTAGTCTCGTCGTCTGCTCCCCGAATCCAAGCAAACGGATAGATCTGAGAACACTCATCAAAGTAAGCAGGATCTACACACTGAGAAGGAATAATCGCAATCGCTTTTAGTTTGTAAGCCCTTGCCACTTCGAGAAAATAGTGAAAGTACTTTCGATGACGAATCGCTTGACCAAGAAAGAGTATGTAGTCTTCCTTCTCGTAGCAAGGCTCGTACATCGAAAGATCAAGACCAAGGTGAGTATACGGAAGCTCTCCCTCTTCGTGAGGAGACAGAATCATAGATCCCTTCGTAAGGTAAGCACAAAGATCTCCGTCTCCACCGATGCCGTGTACTGTCCAGAAAGAAGGTTGAGTTCTCTTAGTCAGGCGATAATAACCTCCATTGCAGGTACTATCGTGAACGATATCAAATTGCCCCCATCTCGCAGTTACTTCTCTCATAACCCTCTCAGGGCGAGTACCATAAGCCATCATTATCTTATCGCACTGAATTTGACTTCCCTCTTTACAGATAAACTTCGGATCATGACCGAGCTCTTGCAAACCCTTGATCAGGAATGTATTTACTCGCTCAATACCTCCATACTGAAGAGGTGGAGTAGTTTCTCCTGTCAGTCCATTTACTAAGATTCTCATTGCTGATACCTTCTCCTCGAGCTTACAGAAGACCATTTCTTGATTACTTTGCGTCTACACTCAGGGTGTTTAGCCGCATAGTCCCAAGCTCCTGAAGCCCACTGTTGATGATAGACTTGAACATCATTTACACAAAAGACGAACAGTCCCTTCTCCCACATTTGATAGCCGATATCTGAGTCCTCAAATGCTCGAAGACTCGTATCGAACTCCCACTGTGAAAACGTACTCTTATGAGACATCCAGCAAGCGCCTTCGGGATACATTCCCATAGCAATGCCTTCAGTATTCGTTCCCGCATATTCCAGATTCTTCTTGTGATAGCAAGCACCGTAGATCGATCCCTTTTGATTAATTCGTTGAGGTTGAATCGCTCCTACATTAGGAACAGATGTCCACACCTCTTGAAGTCTCTCAACGAAATCTCCATAGCGCCACTCTGTATCATTGTCCATCCAGAGAACCCAGTCTTCTCTTGCAGAATCTCTACCTGCTTGTCTATCTCTAGCTAAAGCAGGATGACCCGTCGAGGACATCTCGATAATCCGAACTTCTCGAGGAGTATTGTCTACAAGAAACTTGAGACCGTAGCGAGTATCGTCAGAAGAGCCTCCGTCCACTATGATTATCTCGTCGTTCTTGGTCGTTTCGTACTGAGAAATGCTCTCAACAGCTCTTTTCGTCAGATCAAAATGCTCGTACGAACTAATAACGATAGAAATAGGTTCTCTCATTCGAATACAGCAATCCAAGAACATCTACATCTCGGATGTACTGGGATCCTTCCTTTTGCTTCACTAAGCGTATATATCTTGCCAGCAAACTCATCGCATATAGGACAATGTGTCGGAACCGCTACGAACTCGACCTTCTTCACTCCCGCCAGAGTATACGCACTCAATCTTCCCTCGTTCGAAAAGATAGAAGCGAGTTCTCTCGCGATTCTGTTCGCAGTTGAAGGAGAGATCGTCCCTAGTGCGTCTTCTACTCTCTTAGTCAGTTGTGCTCGATTCTCTAGATCATATAGTCCATCCGCAATAGCACGTCTAACTTGTGCAGTTGCATAAGACGAAAGAGACTCGGATTCGATCTCGATCCGTGCATTCGCATATTTCTCAATAGCTTCATCTACGAAACTAAGAGTGGTATCTCGAACATCTGCTTTCCCTCGATCGAATCCTACTTTTACTGCGAAAGTAACGCCCTTCTTGAAGACCGTTCGAAAGAGCTCCTCTGGGATCTTAAAGTCCTTCTCCGGACCCTTCGCTATCTTTGAAAGAAACTCTTTCGCGAGAGAAAGAACTTTCCCTCTAGCGTCAATAATTCCTTTCGTTATGGAGTCTTCAACAGGAATCACATTAAGTAGACGGTTATCTTCGATCGCCTTAATGAGAAACTCGCTCTGATCAGCAAGCTCAATCATCTGAGAGGCTACGCAAGCTTCACACATCTTCTTCCTCCAAGACGGTTACTTTGAAGCCATAATTCTCTTCTGCGATCTTGCTAAGTGACGCTTTCGTATCTTTCAAGAACCCCTTAAGAAGATCAACAGCGTTCTCACTCTTCGCTTGTTCCTCTCTCGGGTTATGAACTGCTGTTCCTCCCGGTCCTTTCGCTTGAGGTCCTACTCCTTTACCTTTTGAAGGACCTGGTTCCTGTCCTGGTTGAGTAGGTGAAGGAGCGGGTTTCCCTTGTCCAAGCACTTCTGCAACATTCTCTCCCGCAGCAATCCTCTTCTTTCGATCTTCGATCAGAGCCTTTATCTCATCTTCCGTCATCAAGTTAAAGCCCTGTGGAATGAAGTAAAGCTCTTCGTCCATATCTGTAGGAAGACCTGCAAGCTGTCGAACTTCGTGAAGCTTAATACCCGGAATAGATGCGTAAGTCTTAGCGATATCCGCATTCTCTCTCTCGTCACGAACATCAAGTTCGTCCAGTTTGATCTCCCAATCTGTAATCCCTATCTGCTCCGCGAGAATATTCAAGATCTTCTCGATTCGAGACTGCATCGGTTTAACTACATCATACTTGAATGTCTCATCCTGCGATCTACTATCGGAAGGACTCTGACTCGTTGAGCTTTGAACGCCAGCTTTCGCAGGAGGAAGACGGAACCCTCTAACCTTCTCGTCTCTAGAGAGACCGTGCAACTCAGAGAACTGCATATCTTGATTGCGAACGCCAAGAGGTTGAATCTTGATATTAACTCCCTCATCGAGTCCTTCAAGAAGAAGAATTCGATTAGAGTTATCAGGACCTCGAACTTCTTTATCGATAAACTTCTCTATTCGCTTAAACGACTTGTTAGAGAGGTTACTTCCCGTTACCACTACAACGTGGTCCGGAACGCCTCCTCGCTCAAACATCCCGATGTTATACTCGATTCCGAGCTTATCGAGGAGAGCATACTTAATGAGAGGTTGTTGAGGTGCTCCATAGTACCTTGAGTTCGGATTATTGAACATCAGATGGATGATCTCTGTCATCTGATCTTTGTTCTCGGGATCCTCTCGAACTACTTTATCTCCGTAGTTCTTGAAGTAGACGAACTCAGCGGACTCTTTTCCGACTTTCTGAGCGTATCCTGAAAAGTCGCTCTTTCGATACATCTCTCGACTTGGTACATTATAGAGCCCAACGGGTCTTCCTTTCCCGTCTCGAACGAGCTCGAAGTAGCCATTCTGAGTCAAAGACCAATCAGCAGTTGCTGCTCCTATCACATCAAGAAGAGTAAGAAACTCGCTTGACGGATTATCTGGATCGTACGGTAGCTTATCAAGCCAGTCTTGCAGCTTCTTCTTCTGTTCTGGACTCGGATTTTTAATGTCTGGTTTCGAAACCAGATTCAATCCGCCAGAAGTTACTTTCGATACAACACTATCTGTACAGACTCGAAAGTCATTATCTAACTCGTACAGTTGAGTAATCTGACTCAAATCGATAGGTTGAGGAACCAGTCCCTTATCTGTGAGCCCTGTTTGCTGACCACCTGCTTTTCTCGAAGCTGTTACACTACGAGAAACGCCCTGAGGTGCAGCTTTGGATATTACGCTCATCCGAATCTCAGTTCCGGATTCGTCTTTAATCGTTTCTGTCCTCTTGTTCATATCTTACCTCGTGTAGGGTCGTACTCGTTCGAAGAGGAACCAAACTCTGTTGCTTGTATCGACCTCTTAGCGCCTTCAACAATCTGTCTTGCAACAACTGCAGCAGCATCGACCATATCCTTAGAGGTCAAATCTGTATGGTTCACTTTTGCGTTATTTAACAACTCGAGACCAAGTAGTTCTGAAGCAATCGGCTCAAAGTCACTTATAATCTTTCCCTTTAGTCTAGGATCTTCTGTATCTTCGCACCAGATCCTAAACATCTCTCGATCTCCAAGGCAGTGAGTCTTCGCTCTTCCGTCTTTAATCAACTCGCGCAACGTGGCGTGAGGACCTAGAGATACGTCTGCGCTTATCTGCTGGCACCTAAAGCCAAGCTTCTTGAGGATCTGAATACTATCAGCAGACTGATACTGATCGTAAGAGACTCCACGAATGTAAAATCCTCTTTTTCGAATAGTAATGATCAGTTTTCGAACAACTGCGAAGTCGATCTCACCTCTAGGAGCGGCTTTCCAGCGAGTAATCAGAGGAAACTTAACGACAGGCTTCATCTCCTCTACTCGATCTTCGAAGAAATCCTCACCGTTCTCTGCCTCACAAAGCTCATCTGCGATCTTTCTGAATACGTAGCTACTACAATATCCCATCGCAAAGCCTGCTGCATCGTGACGAAGCGAAAGATCAACGTGAATCCAACAAGGTGTCTCGTCGTCTATACCAAGATGATATGGATGGAACCACCCTGCAAGCTCATTCGTCACAGGATTATACGGAACATTCATCTCTGTATCGAAGAACTTCTTTACCATCTCTGGTGTATAGTAATTCGATCTAGAGTGAGGAGGCTTACACTCGTACTTAGCTGCTGCCTCAACTGGATCATTCTCGTACTCCTCATTGAAGTCCTCTCGCTTCTTCGTAGGGTTAACATCAAACGTTGCGCCAAACGACACATAGGTATTTCTTCGATGAATACCTTCAGCATATGCCTGTTGAATATAATCTCCCTTATAGCGAGGATAGCTCAACATCACGAGTTTTCCTGTCTTTGGAAATCTCGACTTGATAGAGGAGCGAAGCATCGATATAAGACCTTCAGCTCCTCGAGCTCTCGATGCTTTCGAAGAACCTTTGTCCTCGATTGTGAGTCCAAGTTCTTGCGAAGTCTTGAAAGCAGAGATCTCATCGGCTACCGCTGCGAACAAGTTATATCCTTCTTGACCTTCTTTATCTGAGTGCCCGGAATACGCTGTAATAGCCTTGCCGAATCGAACAACTGACCCTTTCGGTTCGTATCCATATCTCTCGAAGCACTTCTTGCCTTTGATTGTAGCAAGAAACTGAGTAAAGAAGATTGCATTCGCCTGACTTGCATTGTAGGCGACATTGAGAAGATCGATGTTAACGTTATCCGAGAGGTCGTAGTATCTTTGAGGATTTTTCAAACAGAGAAGCTTGTACGCCCTCCTGGCGAGAAAGACTCCCGAGATCCAGTCCTTACCAGAGCCCTTACCCCACTGAAGTACTCCCTCAGTATAGACATTTGTCTGAGGATTATCGTCATCAAGATTCTCAAGAAACTGATACTGAAGGGGAGATAGTTCCGGAAGCATCAAATAGCCTGCATCGTACAGAAACACCTCTAGAGGTGCAGGCTCTTCGTCCCATGGATCTACGTCGCTAACTATTCCGGTATGAAATTGTTTGAGAAGCTCGCCTGAAACATCCATGTTCGTAGTCTCTCAACTCTCCAATGGAGCTTTGGATTTGTCCAGAGGATATTCTACCTATGTAAATATATATTGGAACAAAAGTGAACTAGGTAGATCCCAAGGCTCCATTGGCTATCCTATACTTACTCGTTAGCTCTCTGGAGTATTCTTCTTTGCTGCATGAGCAGCTCGGATACCCTCACTGATCTTCCTGCGGATATCCTCATCTTTGAATCTCTCCTTCATCTTCTCGGAGAGCTTCTGTCGAGCTTCTTCTGAGTGAGTTCGACCCTTCATCTTCTCGCGAATCTTCTGCTTGGTCTCTTCACTCATTACTCGCTTGAACTTTGGAAGACCATTCGGACTTTCGATCTTAGTCTCTTCAACTTTCGGCTCTTCAACCTTAGTCTCTTCAACTTCCTCAACGACTAGCTCTTCTTCAGGAGCTACCTCTACGAACGCATCCGCCTTCTCTGGATCTGGGAAGAACTCCTTTTCGTCTGGAGCTCCAAAGAAATCTCGAACCGACTTATCTGCATCTTTACTCATTGCTATCTCCTATCTGCGACCGTTTACTTCTTCATTACTATTATACGGCTCACTGAAGGGTCGCTAAACTGTCACTAAATCAACGCTTAGCATTTCCTTGCTCTTGTTGTACAATTTTCATGCGGTCGGATATACGACGCTTTGTAGTCGAAGATCTTACCGAGCCCTTCTTAGACTCCGAAATCTTCCTCCTCGTCTCGTCACTAATTGGTCTAGAATATCGGCGGATCGCGTCTTCGTGCTTCTCTACATCTTGTAATTGCATCCCTGCCAAGCGTGAGAGGATGCGATCCGCCGATATGCGAATGGTCACTAGGACCTACCCGCATCTTTGTTGAGACCGTAGTTCATCTGAACCTCGTCCGAAGTCGAGGAAGGTAGAACTCCACCCTCACGACAATATTGAACAAGAGCCAATCGAACGATGTTAGCGTTCGATAGATCTTCTTGTCGTTTGTTCTTCGCGGCTCTTTGAGCTTTCGCGAGCAGTCCGTCGTCAACAGCAACGTTCGTAGTCGCCATAGCTACCACCTTTCAGAAAAAGCGCAATCGCTAACTCTTTCAAATTAGCGATTGCGTAGACTCGCCGATGTTAATCGGTATCGCTGTCGTAATTGCCTGGAGTGTAGTTCGTCTTCGGGCCGGGTGCACCGTTCGGAATCAGAACAAGTGAAGACTGATCTTCAGATGTAGAGACCGTGATTGCAAACGTATCCGAAGTTGTTCCATCTTCTGTACAAGTAATCGTACAGGATCCAGCAGCGATACCAGTGACGATGCCCTTGGTACTAACAGTAGCAACAGCATCGTTTGAGGATGCCCAAGTCAGAGTGGCATCATCGACCTCTCCCAAGGTGGCAGCAGGAGCCTGAGTCTCAAGTCCTCTTCCACCAGGAAGGTCAGTAAGGTTCGAACGAGTGTATCGGCGAGCTCTCAGCGAAATCGAATATCCGACTTTTAGCTTCATCTAAGCTCTCCTATCCCGTTGCTTCCGGCACCGGCTGCTGCTGCATCGAAGGAACAACCAGATAGGACTCGTCCGTTCCAGCGTTCTCGATCACTTCGACAGCCAGAGTTGCTGTGTTTGTCAGATAGGTAGCAGTGATGGTGGCGCTTCCTGCTGCTTCACCAGTCACGATACCCTTG